GGAAGGCTTAAGATTCCTGAATTATCAGATTCTGAAGACCAAATTTTGAGAAAGTTAGAATTGGAATTAAGCCTAAGTGAAAAAGAGAAAAAGTAGAATCCTGAAAGGGCTTTTGACTTTTCTACACAGATTTGCCTGTGTGTAGCATTGGTACCAGTTGATACATGGTATCAGGCATTTGCTGGTACTTTGGTATGTATAGTACTGTTGTTGATATACTACTGTTGTTTGCATAGTACTGGTTAACGGCAGGTATTGCTGCCGATAATTGAAGTTAAATAATAATGTGTTACAATGTTGTTAAGTGGATAAAATGTGGATAACTTATGGCCAGTAAATTTGGAAATATCAAAATCGCAGCAGACGTGGTTTTTAGCCCCAAATTTGACTCCGGAGTATTTTTGATGCAAACATACCAGCCTTATGCCGTTCGTTGAAATTTGTGGTTTTTGGTAGTTGTAATACGTGTTGATACCATACATATATATATACGGGTCAGGCACAAATTATAAATACTTGTAATATGTTAAATATTTGTTAATACGATACTTGGGTATTGTCAATTCAATAAATTAACCGATATTTGTATTGTGGTTGACGGGAACGGTTAACGGAGTGAATAAAGTACCTACCGGCAAGTACCGCAACCATATTTTACCAGTTCATTGACATATTGCTGTTTTTCAATTTTGTAACCAATTATTATCTATAACCGTAATATGTGCTATAACACGTATTACACAAAATCTACAATCATGGAACCGATTAAAACAATCGAACCAACCAGTCCAGAACTGGTTGAATTAAACAAACAGGCTGCTGAATTGGCAGGCGCATGGCAAAAAACCAAGTACGGCACGAAGGAGTATAATGATGCCAAGGCTGCCATGCTGGCGCAAGAAAAACTGATTGATGCCGAAATTAAAAACATTGCTAAATTGGCAGCAGAGCAAAAATTGGCAGACTTGCGTAACGAACGTATTGCCGTTCGTACCAACTACAAAACTGCTGTTTTGGCAAATGTTGGTAAAGGCGCTAATGCCGAAACGGCAGCTGCTGAACTGGCAGCCGAAACTGAACTGGACAATTTATTGCTTCCGGTTCATAAATCTGCGCCTGCTGCCAAAACGTCAGGAGGCACACGTGGAGCAACCACGCAACAGATATACGACGAATTAAATTCTCGTATATCCGGGGGCATGGACGCAACCGCTGCCGTTAAGGAAGTTATTGCACTCGGTTTTTCACGTGGAACGGTTGGTTCTGTTCGCACCGAGCACTGGCCTGTTCAAAAGTAGTTGTTAACCAATTATCCACATTACCCCGTACCTATTTAGGACGGGGTTTTGTGGTGAGGGATATTCCTCATATTATTAAAAACTATCAACCATGAGCGCAGAAAACAAAAAGTTCGCTTACCGTCAAAACAGCAGTATTGACATTATAGGAACTGTCATTTTAGCAGCTGTATTTTTAACCGTTATCATTTGCCTGCTGAACAGCAATGGTACATGGATAGCGAAATTTTAGCATACGTTACTCGAAAGCAAATAAAACATTTGCTTTCGATTTTTGCCTATTCCCCACCCACACAAATTTTTTAGCATTTTTCCCTATTAATTTGCCTTGGTCGTTAGAGTTTTTAGCATTTTTCACCATTAAATTACTACAAATGCGTTTCTTTTGGCTCGTTTTAGTTTGTACTGTTGAATTGATAATAGCAATATTTAATCCTAAGAATTATGTTAAGTAAATATCGAATAGCAAAAAAGAAAGACGGAAGGTTTTACATTCAGAAAAGGAAAAATATCTTTTGGTGGAAAGTAATAGACAACTTTCGATTTTTACACTTTGCTGAAAATTATATATTTCAGAAACTTATGGATGAGTTGAAAAAGAAGAATACTCGTTTAGTAAAACGACCGTATTAACTTTCTTTTTGAGGAGTGCCGCCGGCAGGCTGTTGAAGATGTAACCAATAAAAACTATGATATGGCGAAGAAAAAAGAAGTAGCTGTTGACGAGAATTTGTCAGCGCTATTGGAAAGAATTAACCGTTTAGGCAGTGGCGGAGCAAATGCTGAAGCTGTTGCCGAAGTTAAAGAATTAGCCTCGAAGTGTCGTCAGGAAGAATCTGAAAATACGAACGAAGACTCTGGCGCAGAGGCTTAATGAAGTTCAGCGGCTGCTGAATGGCTTACGCTGCCCCGTCCTGGTCAACGGGCTTTTGCTGATTGAACCAGCCTTTAGGCGAAGATGAGAGCGTAAGTTAAACCGATAGTAATTGGTTAGACCCCAGACTGTAAAGTTTGGGGTTTTTTACTATAAGTATTGGTGTATTTAGTTATTAACATATGTGGATAAGTGTATTTGGTACATACACATATAAAGCTTACCTTGTAACATAAATGCAATTTATGGCACTTACTACTGACAGAAACGACGAGGAACTACATCAAGTAGACTCTCTTACGAAACAAAATAAAAAGTATTTAGTTCTTTCAGAAGAGGAGCTTAGTAAAGGTTTTGTTAGACCTGTAAGAGATTCTTATGTACATAATAAATGCGGAGCTCTTACAAAGATGGGAGAAAAGCTTGCTGAAACATATGCAAGAGACCCTAAATTTTATGGAGCAACCTTCTGTATAGGTTGCCAATCTCACTTTCCTGTTAGTGAATTCAAATGGGATGGTACTGACGAGGAGGTTGGGTCTTAATGAAAGCATCTCCTATATATACAAAGAACCTCGAAGAGCTTCGTAAAGGAACAAGGAGAGTCGTTAATCAGGGCGGTGCTTATAGTGGTAAAACAGTTAATATTCTTGGTGCTCTTGCTACATTATGTACGGAAGAAAGACCAACTGGAGATTCTCCAATAATAACAACTATTACCTCTCAGTCTTTTCCGCATTTAAAAGGAGGTGCATTAAGGGATTTTGAAGATTACATTTATCCAGACTTTAAAAATGCGATAAAGAGTTATCACAAGACAGACCATTTGTTTACTTTCCATTCAGGAATGAAGATGGAGTTTAAGGTGTTCGAGACTGAAATGGCTGCAAGGGGAAACAAGAGAAAAAGACTGTTTATCAATGAGGCGAATAGTTTTCCTTACATGATTTATTTCCAGCTTGATGGAAGGAGTGACCAAACGATAATAGATTATAACCCTTCATCAAGATTCTGGGCTCATGATGAGATTATTGGCTATCCTGAGAATGTTACGATATACTCTGACCATAGACATAATCCTTTCTTAAAGCCTGAAAAGCACAGGGAGATTGAGAATTACGCTGTGTTTCAGAAAGACGAATATGGAAATATTCAGAAGAACGAGAAAGGAGAACCTATTGTAATTCGTGGAGATTACGAGTTATTTAAGGTTTACGCAAGAGGGTTAACTGGAAATGTTACCGGAGTTATTTTCCCTAACTGGACAATGATTGACGAGGACGAGTTTCCTAAAAACGATTCAGTTGACTGGGTTTACAGTATTGATTTTGGATATACGATAGACCCTACATGTATTATAAAGCAAACATTAGTTGGAAACACTTTGTTTGTAAAAGAGTTAGCGTACGAAGCAGGTTTAGCCTCTCCTACAATAATTCAGATTCTAAAGGGCAATGGCTGGAGGTACGATATAGATCCTCTATACTGCGACCATGACCCAGACATGATTAAGGATTTAAGGAAGCACGGAGCTATATATGCTGACTTTGCGAGAAAAGGACAGGGAAGTATTAAAGCAGGAATACGATTACTAAAAACATTTGATGTTAAATACTCATGTTTAAGTAAGAATATTCACAGGGAAAGAAGCTTGTATGTTTGGGATAAAGATAAGACAACTGGAAAAGCTATTAATGTTCCTGTAGAAACTAATAACCATACATTTGATGCTATCAGATATGGAGCTTACACGAAATATCTAAGAACGGAATTGGCATAATTTCTTTTTTGAGGAAAATCAAAATTTAATGCAGTTAAAAAATCTCTTACCAAAGTTTCTTCAAAAAAGGGAGCAACAAACAGACCTTACTGGCTCTAACAATATGTTTGGAACTATTGCTGGTAACGGAATGTTATCGAGATTTTTTCCTGCTGGAATAGATTTTATTCCAGGAGATTCAAACGGAAAAACTATTTCTTTAACTGGAGATGGTGTTGACGTAGGGCCAAGATGGATAGGATTAGCTAACCACGAGATGCAATTCTGGGCTTACAATTACTGTCCTCCATTAGCAACTGTTATTGACCGTTTAGCAGAGTGTGATTCTAATGGAGTTATTGCTTTTGTTGATAAAGACAAGAAGGTAATTAAAAGCGTAAGCAAAATTCCAAAGTTAAGAAGAATTAAAAAGCTTTTTGGAAAACCTAATCCGCTTCAAACAAGGCAGGAGTTTAACTCTCAGCAATTAGTATATTGCAAGACGTTTGGCTACTGTCCTGTTTGGGCTATTAAACCAGCAGGTTTCGAGAATGATTTTACTAAATACTTAATTAATCTTAATCCTGTTTTCTGTAAACCAGTTAAGAACGAAAGCTACGATATTTTTGCTGACGAAAACTCTCCAAACTCTAATCCTATATTAGAATGGAAGCTTTCTATCTTTGGAAAAACATACACTATTCCTGCAAAAGAGATTATCCTTATCAAGGATGGTTACATGAACAAGATAGATGACTTTGGTTTACCAATATCTAAAGTTGCAGGATTGGATTATTATGTTTCTAACATTTGTGCTGCGATGGAAGCAGATAATGTTCTCCTCAAAAAGAAAGGCCCGCTTGGTGTATTCAGTCATGACAGCAAGCCTGATATGGCTGGTATGGTTCCTATGACTCCTGGAGGGCAAGATGATTTACAGGAGCAATTAAGAAGGTATGGATTAACTTTAGGGCAGTTACAATATGTTGTAAGTAAATACCCTGTTAAGTGGAACGCAATGAGTTTCAACTTAAGAGACTTAATGACAAAAGAAACTGTAAAGCAAGGAGTTGATGGTATTTGCGACAGGATGGGTTATCCAGCAGAACTAATGGCTGGGAAAAATGCTACATACGACAATAAGGATTCAGTAGAAAAGCAGCTTTATCAGAACAATATCATCCCTTTTTCTTTGAGGAGAATGGAGGTTTACGATATATTCTTTGGTTTGTCTGATGATGAGTATAATATCATAATGGATTATAGTCATCTTGTAATCCTTAAAGAAGATGTTACAAAAGCATCACAAGCTCGTGAAGCATATTCAAACTCTATTCAGATTGATTGGGAAGGAGGAAGGATAAGCTACAATGAAGCAAGAGAGCTTCAGGGTTTGGAGCCCAGGGCTGAATACAACGAAGTTTACTATCCTGAATATATAAAGCTTCATCCTGAAATGGCGTTAACAGGAAAGCAGGAAGGGGCAACAAAGAAAACTAAGTATGACCGTAAAATAACTAAAAAAGATGCATCAAAAGATACTCCAACTAAGAAATAGCGTTGGTTCTTCTCCAATAAAATTTGCACACAGGAAGACAATGTTAACTCAACCTGATGCGATAAGGGAAGCTAACTCTAAAAGAAACGAGAACGATAGGATACTTAAACAGTATTTCTGTATATGGGGTATTCCTGATGACTACGGTACCGTTCCTTTAAAAGGGTGTTTTTCTAAATCAATATCTGATAGAGGCCCAGAAAGTAAAGCTACATACAAGATTACTGCATTGTATATGCACAGCCAGAGAGATTCTGTAGGTATGCCAATGGTCTTGAAAGAAGACGAGATAGGGCTTTATGCAGAGGTTGATATTCTTTCAGGAGTACAAGTTGCAGACGAACTTTTAGTAAGGCACAAAAGAGGAGCTTGTAATAATGGCTCTTATGGGTTTGACTACGTTTGGGATAAGATGGAGTATGACGACAAGAAAGATGTCGTACTAATGAAAGAGTGCGACTTGTTTGAGATTTCGTTTGTAACAATAGGTTCTCAAACAGAAACATACGGGGTAAGAAATTCTGACGGGGTTTATATTGACGAGTTTCTTGACGAGGATACTGATGCTCTTATTAAAAAAATACCAAGAAAAGAGCAACTTGAATTAAGAAGTTTAATTGACCGCCACATAACACTTGCTAAAAACCAGCCGCTCGAGCAAAGACGAAAAGCACTGGATGATAGCAAGCCGCAGCATGGAAAGTCTGATTTATACGATTATTTACTCAAAAAATTAAATTAAAATGAAAAAAGACATTTTACACTTTCCTCCAACGAGGAAAGGATACCTGCCGAAGTTTTCGAGCAGACGTTTCTGCGGAAAGGAATTAAGCTTCCGTTCATCTGCCTATAAGGAAGATGGAGAAACAGAGGAAGAGAAAAGAACCGCTTTACTGGCTAAAATCCAAGAGAAAATTGATGCCGGCCTTGCTACCCGTGCTACAAAAGAAGAGCTTGAAGCTATTCGTACATCTCAGTCGGATGCGCTTAAAGATGTTCCTTTGGAAGCTTTACGTGCTATGGCTGACGACAAGACCGGTGTTATGGCTAAGCTTGCCGAGCAAGGGCTGGAAATTACCAGGCTAAGGGCTGAAATGAAAACAAACGAAGCTCCAAAAGACATGAGTGTTCGTGGCCAGATTAAAGCCTGGATTGAGAGCAAGCCAAAAGAACTTGGTGGCACACGCTCTGTAAAAGATGTTATTGAAGACATAAAGTCTGGTATTAAAACGCAGCTTCCTTCATTGGAACTTCGTGTTGCAAGCCCTATGCTTGTATCAACAGTAAACGGTGGAAGTTCTCCGTATATCGGAAGAACAGAAATGGAAGCTGGTATTAATGCTATTTTGCGCTATCCAAACACCTTCTGGGATACTATTACCAAAGGAAGAACCGGTGCTTCTACATATGTATGGGCTAATATGGTAAACGAAGATGGTGCAGCCGCTTTCATCGGGCCAGGAGTTGCAAAACCTGGTATCAGCTTTGAATTGGCAGCAGAAACATCTATTGCAAAGAAAATTGCAGCCAGTGCAAAAGCAGGTACAGAGCTCTTACAGGATATTGACGGTATGACTACATTCATCGAGCAGGAGTTACAGGAGCTTTTAATGTTGAAAGTTAACGAGAAGCTTATGACCGGAGTATCTTCAACAACTGTTCCTGCCGGAATACAGACACTTTCACAGGTGTTTTCTTTTTACACTGCAGCAGCTGCCGGTATTAAGACTACCAATCCTACTCACATGGATGCCATTCGTGCTGCAGTTGGAGCTTTACGTTCAGGAAAGCTTACTGGAGAAATTACTGTTTTTGTAAACAGCATTGATGCTGCCAACATGGATTTGTCTAAAGCTGTAGACTCTGGCGTTTATTTACTTCCTCCGTTTACCACCAGTAATGGCCAGGTTATTGCAGGAGCAAGAATTGTTGAAGACCAGAATATCGCTGTTGGATACTTCCAGGCCGCCTTCCTGCGCTACTATCGTGTGTTAATCTATAAAGATTACACTGTACAGTGGGGATGGGAAAACGACGACTTTACCAAGAACTTGGTAACAGCTATCGGCGAGATGAGGCTTCATCAGTTCTTAAACAGTATCCATACCGGTTTTGCTTTGTATGATACTTTTGTAAATGTGAAGACTGCTATCACAGAGGTTTAAGAAGCCTATTGCTGTAGTCTTAATTAACAATTTTAACTAACTCTTCAATAAAATAAAATGAAGAAAACAATCATGTTGCTGCTAACAAGTCTTGCATTACTTGTTGGATATACAGCAAAATCACAGGCTTCGTTTGTTGGTACAGCAACCAATCCAACGAGAGCTATTTTAAATGCAACAGCTGATACGGCAACTTACAGAACCAATATATCTTATTCAGTTGTAACGGTTCAGGTGAAAGTAACAAAAGCTACCGGAACAATGGCTGGTAAAGCGTATATTTATAATTCTCCTGACGGACAAAATTATACTGTTAGAGATTCATTATCGCTCGCCAATTCAACTACGCAGTACCTTCAAAAAGATTACACTGGAGGAATAAGACAGTACTGGATGGTAATTCAAAACGGAGCAACTACAGTAACTGGTACCCTTGATGCTAAAATCTGGGGAGCCGGGAGATAAGTAAACTTAAAGCTTAAAAATTTTCATAATGCCACAAATAGTAAGGAACGACGAACAAATAAAAGTAGGTACAACACCTGGCTTGATAACAGGCTCGTCGTCCTTTACTTTTGATGGGCAGTTTGGAAAGCCTGATTACAGAGGATACGAAATAGTTCCTACCGAATTATCAGGAAGGGGTTTAATGGCTTTAGATGTAGATTATTCTTGGAACCAAGCAACTGGATTTTTTAACCTGTTGCAAGTTGGAGATCTTTTTAACATTGACAAGATTTACAATATACATTTTCAGTCTATAAACCAACCTCAAATAGCTGATTACTCTGCTATAATCAATGTTTCGTTTTTTGTTAGAGATATAACACTTCCTAATACAGGAAAACCTGAAGTTATTGAAAGGATAAACTCTTTCATAATCAAGTACGAGCAAGAATGTTTGAAGAAAATACTTGGTTACGAATTATACAAAGCCTTTCTAATAGAGTCTTCTGACAGAATGTCGGAATTGCTTTTTGGAGCTGAATATAATGATAGTAATGGAGAGTTACAAGAATGGCAAGGCTTGGTACACGATACCAACATTAGTCTTATTGCAAACTACATCTATTATTTTATTCAAAACTCAAGTGCAACACAGACAACAGGTGTAGGAGAAGCTGCAATTAAAAAAGCTGCAGCAGAAAGTATTTCTAATATGAACAAGATGATTGACGCTTGGAATTTCTTTAGTCACGAGGTGAACGACATGACTTCTTTTTTGTGGATAAAGAAAGATACAGACGAAAGCAGAACATATCCAGAGTTTACTTCACAACAGTATTCAAGAACAAAGAACTTTTCAAGGACAATAAATTCTTTTAACATTTAATCATGGCTATTACTTTAGGAGCTCCACCTGTAGAAGACGTTGTTTTAGTTGACGTTATACAGTCGGTTGTAGACTCGATGGAGGTGCAAATTCCTGAAGAATCTGCAAACTTCGTTGTTCATTACGAGCCAGGACGTAGCTATGATATAATAAAGAGTATATCTGGACTTGACAATTCTATAACATACAAAGATGTAAAGTATCCACTCTTTGCTATGCTAATGCCAATTCCTGAAAAAAGAGGAGAGACTGGTTACTACGCTGAAGTTACAATACCAAGAATCATTATCGCTTACCTTACTAAAACAGGAGGAGGCGAAGAGGGTATTCTGGAAAAGTATAACAGTGCAGGAGTATTTAAAACTATTCTTTATCCTTTATACAAGGAATTTTTTAAGAGACTTGGTTTATGTACAAGCATTAACACTTCTGACCCTGATGATTTCGAGCACACAAAGATGGATAACCCAGGACAGCAGGTTGAAGCGAGCACAAACGACTTTATAGACTCTATCGAGATACTAAACTTGAAATTTATTTTATTAAACAAAAAAACTTGTAAAACATGAGCGCAATAATTAAAGCCTGCAATGTTACAAATACTCCCAAAAACACAGGGAAGCAATGTGATACTGCAATGGTAGCTACAGCTATGCTGATTGCGGTTCAAAGAGGCCTCGAGTTTACACTCACAGACCTTTTAGACCCAGTAGGCTGGCTTACTACATTAATACACGAAAAGAAGGCCTTTCCTTTGTTTGGCCAGACTGCTCCTATAAGGGAGATTACAAATAACAAAGAGGCAGATATTATCGTAACACTTGACGATGGCTTACAAGTGTTCCTGCGTTATGGAATCTATAACAGGGTTTTTGGTACTACAAGCGGCGGCTTGTGCTATGCAGAAGCTTTGGCATCGTTCCTTAACAGCGGCTACGATATTATCGAAATTGACCAGATTGGTCAAATGCTTGCCAGGAAAAATTCAAATGGAACTTACAGCCCTTTGATTACAGACTTTATGCAAAGTCCTTCTCCAACATTGGCTGACTTCAAAAACACTCCTTACAAAAACCATTTTGGTTACAGCTTTACTCCAATAGAGCTTATCAACAACGGTATCATATTTAAAGGAGCAGAAGCATTACTGTCAATGACAGGTCTGCTGGATACTGTTATTACACAGGGAACCACAGCTGCAAGTACAACAAAGTTGTATCTTGGTGTAAAAACAGCCTGTGCAGAAACAAACCTGGTAGCAAGCTCTATTGGTACAGATCTTGCAGACGATGCCAACTTTGAAGTTACGCTTATTGAGGATGGAACACATCCTACTGTAACTGCCGCAGCTATTGTATCAGGACAGATTGAACTTACCGGAACATTTGTTTCAGGAAAGATTTATCGTGTTACAGGAACCGCTGCAACTGTTTGGCTTGCAAATGATGTAGAAGGTTACGATGGAACTACTAGTTACGTTGACATTACTATTCCATAAAAACAGTCCGTACACTCTCTCGCCAGCCCGCATCCGTTAATGGAGCGGGCTTTTGAGGCTAAAATATTTTTATGGAAAAGTTAATAATTGCAGGAAAGAAGATTAATACTAAAAGTATTCATCTTGTAAATTCTCCTTCTTTAAAAGAAATACAGGACTTGGATATATTCAGCAATCTTCCACAAAAAGAAAGGACTAAAGCTGAAAAGGAAGTATATTCATTTTTCAATAAAACAAAGAAGAATGCCACTGAAGAACTTGGAAAAGAAGATACAAGCTCTTGAATTATTTGATATAGAGAAGGAAACATTATCAATAATAAGAGAGAACTCAGATACTATACTCTCCTTAATAAGAGGGCAAATGGGTTCAAAAGGAGTACGTGGAGATAGCAAGTTTATACAAGCAAAGTATGGAAACGCTTATCAAGACATAACAGTCTTTAACAAAGAAAATAAAGGTGTTGGACTTGGCAAGAAAACAGACTTTGTTACAATGTTTATGAGTGGAGATTTTTACGCTTCGCTTCAACTTGAGATAACCGGAACGGTATTTAAAGTAACAAGTAATGTTCCATATTTTAGTGAGATAAATGACCAGTGGAATGATGGACAGCTTACAAAGCTTGATAAAATAAATTTAAAGTACTTTAGAGATACTTACATTATTCCTGAATTAAAAAGGAGATTTAAAAGACTTTCAAATGGCGTATGAGGATTATGTTATAGAAGATTTTATGAACGCTTGGTTTAAGAAAGACTATTCTGTATTATCTGAGGAAGATTTTAAAATAGTTTACTCTGAATACCTTGATACTTCAGGACTGTTTTTATCTGACGACTTTGAAAAGCAATCTTATATACACCACTTGCATACGAGAATAGAGTACGTTAAGATGTATATAAAGTCTCAAAGGAGCTTTATTAAAAACTTTGGAGTTCCATATAGCTTATCTTTTGAAAATTTCAAAAATAGATATGGCCATTTTCTTTTGTGGAAAGACGATAAAACTGATTTTGAAAATCAGCTTGTAAAGATAGAGAAACGTGAACAAAAGAATATATCTTTACTTGAAGGTAAAATTAAAGAGCTTCAGGATTTACGAAGTAAGAACAGCAAGAATAAATTACCTATTGACAAAGAAGAATCTTTAGCCAAAAGTAGGGTTTCGTTTATAAGAATGATGAATTCTCTTGGTAAAATAGGTTATAAAATAAGCAGAAAAGAAACTTACGTTGACGAGCTCTCTATAATGATTAAACAACAATTAGAAGAAAATCAAGATAATGGCTGATGGACAAGATATAATAGGATTGGGTCTTGATATAGGCTCTTTTAACGCTGCTAAAAAGAAGACGTTAAAAGAGTTTATACAGTTATTTAACGACCTATCTAAGTGGGATGGAAAGATATTTAATCCAGTTCTTGGTGATGGGCTTGCTAAGTTTAATACGTCTGTTGCTACAACCAATAAGACGTTAGACGAGCTTAATTCAAAGCTATCAACTTTAAACTCTGGATTATCTGGAACAGGAAAACAGTCAGGAGCTACATCTACTCAAATACAGGCTTTAACATCAAAGATTACTCAACAGCAAAAAGAACTTGTAGCTTTAAAATTACAATTATCTGAAACAGCTAAAGAATTAATAGGTGTTTCTAACGCTAATAATAAAAATGCTAAATCTTTTGACGATTCTAAAATTAAATCTCAAGAATATGCACTTGAACAAAAAAGAGTTGTTGAGTCACTAAAGGCTTTGGCAAAAGCTCAAGATGAAGAAGAAAAAGCTAATAAAAAAGCGAGTGTTAAAGCATCAAGAGAAAAAGAAAAAAAGGATTTATCTGATTTAAAAAGGCTACAAGCAGAAGAAACAGCTGAAAAGAAAAAAGCAGAAATTGAGTCTAAAAGGATACAAAAAGAGTTTGAACTTGAGTCTAAAAGAGTAAAAGATTTATCTAATGATTATAAAATTCTAAAACAAACATTAGCAACTCAAGCTGATGAATATAGAAACATAGCTCTTTCAAAAGGTCAACATAGTCCAGAAGCAAAAGCTTCTCTTGTAAATTATTCACAGACTGTAGGAGTTATAGATTCGTTAGACAAAGCTCTTGAAAGCGCCCAACCAAAAGCTTTTGGTCTTGGAAAGGGATTGTCTACTATGTACAATCAAATAAGAATAATAGCTTATATTCTTCCTGGACTTGGAATAGCTGGTATATTTAGTTTGGCAGCTGATGCAGTGTCATATTTACTTAATCTTTTTGGATTGTTTATTGACAAAGAAAAAATTGCAGAAGAAACAACTGAAAGTTTAAAGAAAGCATTAGATGAACTAACAAAAGCTTTTGAGAATGTTACAAAGAATGCAGAAAGATTTAATAATATATCTTTTTCTAAATTAGAAAAAGAGTTATCGTTACTTAAATCAAGAGGATATACAGAAGATATATTGTTAACTAAAAATGTAGATGTAAAGAAGAAAGCTCTTGATATTGATAAAATAGGAAGACAAGATGATATACCTAAAGTATTAGGACTTTATGAAATATCTCTTGCAGAGCAAAAAACTAAAGTAGAAGGACTTTCTGCAACACTTGATAACTTGAAGCGTGCTGGTTTTTCAGATGATTTTATTAATAAAGCAATTAAAAAATCAGATAGACCACTTCCAACAAAATCTGAATTTGATAAGAGAGTAAAAAGACTTTCAGAAGAAATAGATATAGAACAAAAACTTTATAACGACCTTAATGGTAATGTTGAGGATTACTATAAAAAAGTTTCTGAATACGAAGATGCAAAAGCTGAAAAGCAAAAAGCATATGAGGATAGACAAAGAAAACTTGCTCTTGAAACAGCTAAAAGTAATATCGAAGTAAAAATTGACGAGAATCAAAAATCACTTAACGAAGATATAAATTCTGAAATTAAGAAAATAGAATCTTTAAAGTCAATAAGGGAAAATGAAAAAGCTAAAAATAAAGCAGAGTTACTTAATGTAACAACAAACCTTTCTTCAAGTAAAGAAGATATATCAATAGCTAATACTAATCTTAAAAATGATAACTTACGTTCAGATATAAAATACGAGGAAGCTTATACAAAGCTTACAGAAGATTATCGTCAAAGAAGACTTACCGCATCATTAAAAATTGATAAGTCTGAAGTTGAAATCGAGGCTACCAAGAATGAAAGGATTTACAAGGATGAAACTCAAACACTTGAAGTTAGATTAAAAGCTTATCAAACATATCTCCTTAAAAGGCAAACGCTACAAGATCTTGAATATTCAAGGAATATAGATATTTTATCTTTAAAGGCAAACGACCCTACAGCAAAAAAGGAGATTGAAGCTTTGCGTGCAGAAAGAGATGTTCAGAAAACTAATATACAGGCTGACGTAGAAAAGCAAGTTTATGATATTACATATCAGTCATTAACAAGAGAACTTAATCTTGTTAAAGATTTTAATAAGCTTGACGAAGACGCTAATAATGCCCAATATACTATTTCTTTGAGGAATCTCAATAATTCGTTTGAGAACAAAAAGATTTCTTACGAAAAGTATTATGAAGCAAGAAAAGCTATTGATAGGAAATATCGTATTCAGTTTCTTGACGACACTATTGAGAATGATAAAGACCAAATTGAAAGAACTCAAAAGTTAATAACCGAACATAAAAAATCTTTAGAGCAAGCAAATAAAGATGTTGATTCTAATAATGTAATACTTACCGATGCCAAAAACTTTGGAAGAGACCAGCTTGCTCCACAAAGAGG